CATGTCCTCCCCCAAAAATACAATCAACCTAATTTATGTAAGAGCCGCTATAGAAGCGGCAACAGGCGTCCGCCTAACTTTACCCAAGGTCAGACGCTACCTTTTAGAGGAAGGTCTTATTACCCCGGAACAAGCTCGATCAGAAGCTACTATATTCCGTGGCTACAGAGAATTTTACGAATACGATTATGCCGACAGCAAAGAAGAAAACGACCCGGCGAAAGAACTCGACTTCCAGCACGAAGACAGGAAAAAAAATCTGCGCTTCGGGGAAGGCTTGGGCTAAACGCACTTTCGACACTTACCCTAGTGCCTATGCAAATATGGCCGCTTCTAAGTATTGCAAGGATCCTAGCTACGCTAAGAAATCCAAAGCTAAGAAAAAGAAGTAATGGGCGAGTTAAAGAAGTGGGTAGATCAGAAGTGGGTGCGAATTGGTACTGATGGGAGTATCAAGGGCCCTTGCGGCACTAGCAAGAATAAAAAGAAGCCTGATCGATGCCTTCCAGAGAAAAAGGCGAAGAGTCTTACAAAAGCTCAACGAGCCGCTACCGCCCGTAAGAAGAAGGCTGGCGCGGCAAAAGGTAAGAAATCCGTATCTAATACTAAAGCGGCGAAAGTACGCTCAAAGAAAAAATCCAAGTAGGAGGAGAACTAAGTGAAATACGCAAATTGTGGGGCCTCTGTTAAATCCAGTGGCAAAGTCAAAAAAATGAACTCAGGTGGTTTCATGAAGATCGGTGATGGTCTCCAGAAGCTCGACGTGAACAAAGACGCTGATAAGGTCAAAGCCAATATGGGTGGCGCTATGAAGCGTACAACTAAAAAGGCACCTTCTGTTAAGCGTAGTGAGTCTGGCCCAACTAAGCCTCTTACTAAGCCAAAACCAAAGCCTAAACCAAAAGTAGGGCCTAAGCCTAAAACAGGTGGCCCAAAACCAAAGCCTAAACCAAAGCCTAAGGCCCCTGCGCCGTATGATGACTCGGGTATGGGTAAAAGAGGCCGTCGTTTTAGCTCCGGTGGAATGGCTGAAGACAAGCGCAAAGATAAGTCTGAAAAAGAAGACGATAAGAAGGGCGTAAAGAAATATAAGCGTGGGGAGTTAGTAGAGGCATCTTACGGTAAGTCTGTTCGCAAAAAGAAGAAGTAGTCATGGCTACTAAGCGCGTAGATAAATCCAAGATGGCTTGCAACAAGCCTAGACGTACCTCGGGCGGTAGTAAGAAGTTCGTGGTTAAAGCCTGTCAGGATGGCAAAGAAAAGGTCATTCGATTTGGCGACCCGGATATGAAGATCCGAAAGTCTAACCCTAAAGCTCGTAAGTCTTTTCGTGCGCGTCACAAGTGTGAAACGGCGAAAGATAAGATGACGGCTAGATATTGGTCTTGCAAGAAATGGTAGAGGTTAATGACTCTACGGCTATTACCATCCCTATTCGTAATTTAATAGCAATGATCATAGCAACGTCAGTTGCGACGATGGCGTATTTTTCCGTACAGGAAAGACTAAACGTATTAGAACACAGCCTAGATAAAAGCCAGATGGAGATATCGCAGAACAATGAGTTCCGTATCAAATGGCCTAGAGGTGAGCTTGGTAGCTTACCGGCTGACGCTAGACAGGATATGTTAATTGAAGGCGTAGAGCGGGACGTACTAGATCTTCGACAGATACAAGATCAAGTACAAGCCCTTACTATTCGTTTAGGAACAATTGAAGCACTTCGTACTGCCGAAGGCACACCTCAACAGGCACAAAATGACTGAGAAAAAAGAATTAACTAAAATGCAAGAAGCCTTCCTAGAAGCTCTTTGTGGCGATGCACGGGGTAATATCCGTGAAGCTATGACTTCGGCTGGCTACTCGCATAATACTCGCATCAATGAGGTCGTTGGCCCGTTGCGTGACGAGATAGTAGACCGTGCTAGTATGGTTTTGGCGATGAATGCGCCGAAGGCTACTTTTAGCATGGTAGACGTATTGAATGACCCGGGTGCTATGGGGGCAAGAAATGCGGTGGCGGCGGCTACTCAGATTCTTGATAGAACCGGTCTAGTAAAGAAAGAACAGATAGAGATTAAAGGGCCAGAAGGGGGCGTATTTATTTTACCACCGAAACAGGTGTCCCCAACCGATGACGAAGACGAATAATTGGCCTGATAAGAAACGACCTAATAAAACATCTAAGATACCCTACGGGTACCAAGTAAGCGAAGATGATGTTTTACTAGCCGTTCCAGATTGGAATCTAATTGGCTTTATTGAAAAGGCGATGGACTTCCTTGATGATGGCAACTCCTACCGTGAGGCCGCTAGGTGGCTGAGTGAGAACTCAGGGCACGAAGTATCTCACCAAGGTTTAGCCAATATATGGAAACGGAATAGGGGCGATAAGAACCCTCGTGTTAAACAGCTTGCCCAGCGCAAGCGCAAAAACGCACCAAAGACTAAAGAAGAGCGGGAGTTACGCGATCTTAAAAAGCGTGAAGCGGCGACTAAACGAAGTCTTACCGTTACTAAGAAAAAGATTGATGCGATAAGTGGACAGGAAGAAGCCACCCCAGTCGCACCCACAACACAGCAGTTTAGCGATACACTCGACTTTACTGCCAAGCCTAAAGAACAAAAGGTTATCTTCTCACCCAACCCGGGGCCGCAAACAGAATTTCTCGCGGCATCGGAAAGAGAAGTTTTATACGGCGGAGCGGCCGGTGGAGGTAAAAGTATAGGATTGCTTGCAGATCCGATGCGATACTTCTCAAACGCTAACTTCAACGGACTGATCCTTAGACGTACAAATGACGAACTAAGGGAACTAATATGGAAGTCCCAAGAAATGTACGTCGCGGCATTCCCCGGCGCAAAGTGGCAGGAAAAAAAGTCACAGTGGGTATTCCCTAGCGGAGCTAGATTATGGATGACCTACCTAGAGAGAGAAGATGATGTATTACGTTACCAAGGCCAAGCGTTCAGTTACATTGGCTTTGACGAGCTTACGCAACATTCTACGCCGTTTGCATGGAATTATATGCGATCACGTCTTAGAACCACTGACCCCAGCTTACCGATATTTATGCGAGCTACTACGAACCCGGGTGGCCCCGGCCATTCGTGGGTTAAGCAGATGTTTGTGGATCCGAGCCCGGCTGGCGTTTCGTTCTCTGCGAAAGACTTGGAGACGGGCGAGACACTAACCTACCCGGAAGGTCACGACAAAGCAGGACAATCTCTCTTTGATAGACGATTCATACCGGCCACTCTTAAAGATAACCCGTACTTGCATTCGGAAGGTTCCTACGAGGCTAACCTTCTATCGCTACCTGAGATGCAAAGAAGGCAACTTCTGGAAGGCGATTGGGCCGTCGCAGACGGCGCGGCATTTTCGGAGTTTAGGTCAAACACCCACGTCGTAGACCCGTTTGAAATACCACACGAGTGGCGTAGGTTTAGATCATGTGACTATGGGTACTCATCCTACTCGGCAGTACATTGGTTTGCGATAGACCCAGCATACGAAACTCTCATAGTTTACCGAGAGTTATACGTTAGTAAGCACACTGGTAAAGATTTAGCTAAAGCTGTACTAGAGCTTGAAGTAGGTGAACAAATAAGTTATGGTATACTAGATTCTTCATGCTGGCATAATAGAGGGCAGATTGGCCCGTCCATAGCAGAAGAAATGATTTCGATGGGATGCCGATGGCGACCATCAGACAGAAGTGCGGGAGCCCGAGTAGCGGGTAAGAACCGACTTCATGAACTACTCAAATATGACGAAGAAGCAGAAACCCCCGGCATCGTATTTTTTAATAACTGCCGCCAGATTATTGCAGATCTTCCCGTCATTCCCAGCGACCCCAAGGGTGGGGACGATATTGACGTGAGATACCGCAGTGACCACACCTATGACTCCGTGCGTTATGGCGTCATGTCTCGGCCACGAGCCGCATCCCCGTTTGATGATTGGGGTCAAAAAAATACTCAGACTTGGAGACCCGCGAGTCGTAAATTTGGATACTAAATAAATGGCAATTGTAGACCGACCAGAAGATATAAATTTAGAAGAAGCCGCAATCGGATTGGAAGATGGTACTCCCGAGGACAATGCGTCTCTGGGCGGATTAATTGGATGGATCGAAGGAAGGTATAACCGATCAAACGATGCGAGGCAGTCGGATGAAACAAGATGGCTTACTTCTTATAGGAATTACCGTGGCCTATATGGCCCAGACGTTCAGTTCACGGAGCAGGAAAAGAGTCAGGCGTTTATCAAGATCACTAAGACCAAAGTTCTTGCGGCCTATGCTCAAATTGTCGATGTACTTTTTGCAGGGAGTAAGTTTCCTATTGGCATTGAGCCTAGTTACAAGCCTTTGGGCGTTAGTGGCCCTATGCACTTTGATCCAAAGGAAGTTACTGAGGATAAATTAAGCGAGCTTACTGGGGGTGCATCTCCAAGTGCTACGATAGCAAGACCAGAATTACTTAAACAAGCTGGGCCATACCAAGACCAACTTGGCCGCGTAGAAGATAAATTACGAGAAGGCCCCGGCAAAACACCTACGGCTCTAACCTTTGAGCCAGCAAAAGAAGCCTCTAGAAAAATGGAAAAGACTATCCATGATCAGCTAGAGGAATCCGAAGCAAACAAACATTTACGTTCCGTTGCTTTTGAGATGTCACTGTTTGGTACAGGCATTTTAAAAGGCCCATTCGCGTTACAGAAAGAGTATCCGAATTGGAATGACGAAGGCGTTTATGACCCAGTTTTTAGGACTATTCCTAAAGTCGAAGCTGTGAGTATTTGGAATTTTTACCCAGACCCAGACGCACGGAATATGACAGAAGCGGAGTACATCATTGAACGTCACCGCTTAAATCGCTCTCAACTGAGAGCCCTTAAAAAACGTCCTTTCTTTAGGCAAGAGGCAATTGATGAGGCGATTGATTTCGGCCCGAATTACACTCCCCACTATTGGGAGGACTCCTTAGAAGATAGTGATATGTCTTCGTCTATTGAACGCTATGAAGTACTTGAGTACTGGGGTGTTGTAGACGCGGATATAGCCGAAGAGGCTGAACTGGATTTACCAGATGAAGTGGCAGACCAAGACGAAGTGCAGATTAACGCATGGGTTTGTAACGGCCAAGTCATCCGTCTAGTAATTAATCCATTTACTCCAACCCGTATTCCTTACCACGCAGTACCCTACGAGCTTAATCCATATAGCTTCTTTGGTATTGGTCTGGCAGAGAACATGGAAGATACACAAGAGATCATGAATGGTTTCATGCGTCTTGCTGTAGATAACGCCGCTTTGTCATCTAACCTCTTAATTGAGATTGATGAAACAAACCTAGTACCGGGACAAGACATGTCAGTTTACCCGGGCAAGGTGTTTAGGCGTCAGGCTGGTGCGCCGGGACAAGCCATCTTTGGTACGAAGTTCCCGAACGTAACCGGTGAATGTATACAAGTTTTTGATAAGGCACGACAGTTGGCGGATGAAGCTACTGGTATGCCTTCCTTTGCTCACGGTAGTACAGGCGTTATGGGTGTTGGTAGAACAGCATCTGGTATGTCTATGCTTATGGGCGCGGCGGCACAGAACATTAAGGCCGTTGTACGCAATGTTGATGACTACTTATTGGCTCCTCTCGGCCGATCTCTGTTTAGTTTTAACATGCAGTTTAATTTCGATAAATCTATTAGAGGGGATCTCGATGTCGTAGCCAAAGGCACAGAAAGCCTAATGCGAAATGAGGTACGTTCCCAGCGTCTGTTGCAGTTTATGCAGATGACAGGAAACCCCAGCATGGCTCCATTTGTTAAGTATGATTACATACTACGAGAGCTTGCCGCGAGTATGGATCTAGATGAGGACAAGGTTCTTAACGACCCAAGAGAAGCGGCGATCCAAGCTGAGATGATGGCGGCGGTAGCGGCATTGATGCCACAGCAACCACCTCAAGAACAGCAACAAGGGGCACCCAGCCCCGAAGACCCAACCGGTAATGGTGGCGGAAACATAGCACCCGGCAATGCACCAGAGCCCGGCGCTCCCGGATTTACGGGAGAAGGTGGAGGAGCAAATGGTGGAACACCACCCCCAGCACCACCTGAAGGTCAGCCTCAGTAATGGAAAAAGTTTTAGCGAAGAAAATATTACCTCTAGTCAATGACGTAGAGAAGTACCCACTATTACAAGACTATGTAGATAATCGTATCGAGACGATGCGTAATTTTTTAGAGAATACAAAAGAACACGAAAAGATACTGGAAGTACAGGGCGCAATTGCAGAGTTGCGAAGGTTCCAGACACTGCGTGATCAAGCTCTGGAGGGAGCCAAATAATGCATAATTACGAAGAAGATATGATGATGGGTGGATGCGGAGATCCAATGTGCCCCGACTGTGGCGGTATGATGGTAGGTATGGATGATGTGTCAGGAAACCCAATTCCTCCGGGATCTAACGAGATGAATGTCCGTGATGATATTCCCGCAGTTTTAAGCGACGGTGAGTACGTCGTTCCAGCGGACGTTGTTCGCTATCATGGTTTAAAGACTTTTATGTCGCTACGCGACGAAGCTAAATTTGGCCTAATGGCTATGTACGCCGAGGGCCAGATCCAAGAAATCGAAGAAGAAGAACAAGAGATGATACCTTGTCCTGAGTGTGATGGCGAAGGCTGTGAACACTGTGATGGGCTAGGATACCACTACGCTGATGAAGAAGATTACGAAACAGAAGAAGAAGAGTATGAGACCGAAGAAGGTAACGTAATCGAAGAAGCAAAATCAGAAATAGAAGAAGAAACAATGGAAGTCGAAGAGGATGAAGAAGACTCTTCAGACGGCAAAAATACTTATCGTCCCAGCGTAAAGATCGCTTTGATGAAAAGGTAATTTGCGGCACGGGCTACCCGCATGAACCACTAGCTTCGGCTAGTCTACTTTAACGGCCCCCAACGGAGACTATATGGCTAAGTACAGAAACGCCTATCGGGATGAAACCGATCAGGCGACAGAAGAGGTGCAAGCGGCACCTACAAAAAGCGCACCAACACCCCCAGCAAATGCTGATGAGGAAAGTTTTAAGAAACGCTACGGTGACCTTCGCCGTCATATGCAACAGCAAATGGCGCAACGGGATCAAGAGATTGGGCAGATGAAAGCTCAGTTAAACGATGCAACCCGAGGACAAATTAAATTTCCTAAGTCCGAAGAAGAAGTCGAAGCGTGGTCTACCAAGTACCCAGATGTTGCTAAGATCATCGACACTATCGCCCAAAAGCGAATTAAAGAAGTCTATGACGAAGCAAAGGTAGAAATTCAAGATATTAAGAAGCAACAGGATAGTGTCAAAGCTGAAAAAGCTATGATGGAGCTACATAAGTTGCATCCTGATTTTGATAAGATCCGGGCCCAGAAAGGATTTCACGATTGGGTAGCTGAACAACCAAAGTATATTCAGGATTCCCTCTATCGTAACAACCAAGATGCCAAGGCGGCGGCTAGAGCAATTGATCTCTACAAGTCCGACAAAGGTATCCGAAGAGTAAGAACTAAGAACTCCAGTGCCGCCGCTCAGGCCATTGGAAGAAGTGGAGTAGCCGCACCAACTAGCGGTAAGTCCATGTTCACAGAAAGTCAGGTACAGAACATGAGTTCGGCTGAGTACGAAAAAAACGAAGCTAAAATCATGGAATCAATCAGTAAAGGGCTGTTTGAATACGATGTAACTGGTGGAGCGCGTTAAACCCCTTGCTAATACCTTAGTTAGTGTGGTATAACAACCTTAACAAACGGAGCCGAAAACTATGTATTTCTGAAGTCTAACTTTAGTTATACATACTTTCCTACCTCATCCTTCCCTTAAATTTCAGAAGAACACTCTAAAGTTACCTAAGTATCTTTGGCCCTTCACTCGAAGATACCCAAAAGAACTTAGCCCTTAATGAAGTATTCCCTTCTGTTTCGTTCAGGCACTAGTGGCTTCGCCACAAAATTTTAGTGCTGATTTAACTTAACATCTATAGGAGATGCATTATGGCTTTTCAAAAGGCTTCGGGCTATACCAACCTACCTAATGGTAATTTTAGTCCTGTAATTTATTCACAAAAGGTTCAAAAATCTTTTAGGAATACATCAGTGGTGGAGGACATCACAAACACCGATTATATGGGTGAAATCGCTTCTTACGGCGATAGCGTCAAGATAATCAAAGAACCAGAAATCACAGTTTCTGATTATGCCCGTGGCACAGCAGTTGCGGCGCAGGATCTTAGCGATGCTGATTTCTCACTGATCATCGATCAGGCGAACTACTACATGTTCAAGATCGACGATATCGAAGCCGCACACAGCCATGTTAATTTCATGGACTTAGCGACTGACCGCGCCGCATTCAAACTACGCGACACTTACGACCAAGAAGTATTAGGTTACTTATCTGGTTTTGAGAAGAGTGGTAGTAACTGGATTGCTCGTACAGCCGCTAACGGTACTAAGGCTGATTCAGCCGCTGGTGCTGATGAACTGTTGCTTGCTAACAAGTTAGACATCACTGATTTCGGTGGTTCTGATCTTGGTGGTTCAGCAGATGCGGATACTCACGCTTTAACTTCAATCCCTCTAGCCGCTGGTGGCGGTGCTGGTGGTATCACTAGCCCTCTAGCAGTTCTTAACAGAATGGCTCGTAAAATGGATGAAGCTAACGTGGACTCAGCAGATCGTTGGTTCGTTGCAGATCCAGTGTTCTATGAGTTGCTAATGGACGAAGACTCTAAGTTCATCAACTCTGACTTTGGCGGTGGCGAAGAGCTTCGCAATGGTCGTGTTGGTAACGGTCTTATCCGTGGCTTTAAAGTGTACAAGTCTAACAACTTGCCATACTTCGGAACAGGCGCAGGAACTTCTGCATCAGTCGGTTCAGAAGAGAACTTTGGTGTAGTTGTAGCTGGGCACCAGTCTTGCGTAGCTACTGCACAGCAGTTGGCTAAGACTGAAAGCTACCGTGATACAGGTTCATTCGCTGATATCGTTCGTGGTATGCAATTGTATGGTCGTAAGATCCTTCGTCCTGAAGGTCTAATGACTGCGCATTACAACTTAGCGTAACCATTTAAGGGGTAGCCTTCCTAGGAGGGTTGCCCCTTTTTTATATAAATTTAGAGTAATTTGACCAATGCCATCTACTTATCTTGACCTCACTAACAAACTGCTTCGTAAGATTAACGAAGTAGAAATATCCGAGGCAGACTTCTCCAACACGCGAGGTGTGCAAACCCTTGCTAAGGATGCTATTGCAGATGCTATTGGTCAGATTAACCAAGCTGAATACGAGTGGCCCTTTAACGCCGCTCAACACACACAAGTTTTATTAGTAGGTCAGGAAGAGTATTCTTGGCCTGAGTATTTTAAAGTTGTTGATTGGAATAGTTTTCAGATCCAGAAGAATGAATCTCTAGGTGTCGAACACAAGATGCTAGAGTTTATGGATCGTGATGTTTATTACAAAAAGTACAAGAGTGATGATGATAACGCGGGTGTTCTTGGAGTGCGTTGCCCGGAGTTTGTGGCACCCTCTCACGGTAATGGGTACATTGTAAGCCCATCTCCAGACAAGCAATACAACGTCCAGTTTAAGTACTACATGAATAACGTAGGCTTAACTAATTTCTCTGATCAAACTCGAATTCCAAATTCATATGATAACGTGATTATCGATGGTGCTTTGTACTACATGTACATGTTCCGGGATAACCCAGAAGCCGCTGGCGTATCTATACAGGTTTTCCAGCAAGGCATTAAAAACATGCAGGGTATTTTCATTAACAAATACGAGCGAGTTTACGACACACGGGTTTCTAGAAATTCTAAAATGAGCCCTGAATACATAGGTCTCTAAAATGGCAGATCGCGTACAGTCCTATAAAGTCATTTGTGGCGGTGGTCTTAACAGTAACGAAAATCATCTTGATTTGAGTGAAAACAGCCCCGGTGCCGCAACAAGATTGGTTAACTACGAAGTTAGCCTATTTGGTGGGTATCGTAGGATAGAAGGTTTTACCCCTTATAATCCAAACGCTAATCATCAAGAAGTAGATCCAGTAAATACCGAAGGTAAGATTCTATCCGTATCTATCCATAAAGATGATAACTTAGATACTGATGTTGTTATCGTATCTAGGAAGGTTAAGAAGTTTACCTACACAGCGACAGCAGGACAAACTGTTTTCTCTGGCGCGGACTCAAACTCTAGAACACTGGCTAATAACAACACGTCTAATACGATTGTTAAGCAGACAAGAAACGGTACAACTACCACACTTTCTGGATACAGCCACGATGCTACTAGCGTAACGCTTTCATCGGGTGCTACAGTTGGGGACATAATCGAGGTAGATACTAACGAGTATAAGTTCTACCGATATGTACCTTACGCGGCATGGTCGGCATACAACACTGGAATCGTTCACAAGTTTAAAGATGGTGTTCGACAGGTTAAGAAACTACGCCACATTAGCTTTAACTTTGGTGACGGTAACAAGATTTGTTTTGTAGATGGTGTTAATAACGCTGTCGTTTTTGACGGGATTAACTGGAAAGCCATTAGCCCTAATAACTCAGGGGGTGCATCAAGTCCCGGCGGAGCAAGCGCCTTAGCACGACCTGAACTAGTAGACGCTTTTGAGAACCATTTGTTCTTTGGTGGTGACAGAGTAGCTCAAGCAACAATTGCTTATTCGGCTCCCCTAGATCCATTGACGTTCACCGCCGCCGCTGGCGCTGGGCAGTTAGCAATCGGTTTTGACGTAGTACAGTTTAAGCCTTTCCGTGGTGACTTATTTGTTTTCGGTACCAACGGTATTAAGAAAGTTTCCCCCGACGTAACAGCCGGGTTTGTTCTAGACCAGATCACAACCAACGTAGGTTGTATTGCAAGAGATTCGGTGTTGGAGTTAGGGGGTGATCTTGTCTTTCTAGCACCTGATGGATTACGACCGGTAGCTGGTACAAGTAGAATTGGTGACGTTGAATTAGAGACTATCTCTAAACCAATACAGCAACTTCTTACCGCTCTACCGCAGGATTATGATCTAGAAACACTCAACGGAGTAGTCATCCGAAGTAAGTCTCAATTGAGATACTTTGTTGGAGATGACGATATATTCACTCAAGACAGCTTCGGTATCATCGGCGGTCTTAGGTCAGCAGACCAACGACTAGGATGGGAGTTTGGTGAATTAGTTGGTATCCGGGCGAGTTGTTGTGACTCCGCTTATGTAGGATCCAGTGAACTGATTTTACACGGAGACTATAACGGGAAAGTCTACCAGCAGGAAAAGACTAACCAGTTCGACGGCCAAGATATCCTAGCCGTGTACGCAACCCCGTTTTTTGATTACGGCGACACCGAGGTCAAAAAGACCATGCGTAAAGCCAATACATTTATTCGTGCTGAAGGCCCACTAACTCTGAACATGGCTGT